TTGTCATCATATACTACTGTTAAATCTGACTCAGGATCAAATGTCAAAGTATTTTCAATACACTCATTATAAATGTATTTAATTGCTGCAGCCATTTTCTTAAAGTTCATTGTTGCAAAGTTCTCAGCTTTTATAACATTAGTATATGCATCTTTTTCACTCGCAATAATTCCTGTAGCAGTTTGAATTGGTCTACCTGACGCACTATCAAATTTAAATCTAGCATCGCCTAGTCCTGCTTGCTTACCTATCATATTTGCAACAACTACAAGAGCCGCTTTGTATGCCTCAATTCTTAAAGCACCATTAAATTCATTTATTTGAGCTACATTTTCTAGTCCTTTAGGAAGTAAAATATCATCTTCTTCAAGTGGTGTTGTTACGTGATTACCATCTTCGTCAATGTAATCTAGGTCGGCTGAGATAAATCTTTTTTTACGTCCATTTTTAAATTCAGTATATAGTCCATCAAAAATAGTATCAAAAGTAATCAACCAATCAAAAGAGTTTGCATAACACGATGTTCCTAGTTCATTATCTATATCCTGATTGTCTACAATGTTAGGATGCCATACTTGAAATAGTGGATCGGTTGATTTTGTGCGCCAAGTTTTAGCAGATTGATAATCAAAGTTTGCATTTCCAGTTCTGTTTGTTGCTTCAACCTCACTAACAATATAATTGTTTTCATCATCTAATACATGGATTTGTAAGTATATTTTTTGAGTAGTGACTCTTACGAATGCACATTCTGTAACTTCTCCATCATCAACAGTTATAGGATATACTCTATTTCCATTAATGAAATAAATTTTAATTGAGTTGGAATTAGACTTTACTAATTCACCGGTTTCATTATTAACAATAAAATCCTTAGGCATTTGAACCATTGCACCAATACCTAAAGCCATAAACTTTTCAACAAATCTATTCCATTTACCATAAAAGTTATTTTTTTCAAGTAACTTTGTAAAAATTTTATGGTCTTTTTCTTTGCTTATATTAATCTCTGTATCTTCGTTTGCATAATTTGAAGCCCAAGCCTCACACACTACTTTTGCAAATCCTGACTCTTTTATTCTTACTTTTGTCTTTTTATTGTTTCGAATAACTTTTTTATAATGTGAATCAGTATGACCACTATACCATGCCATAAATTTGTTTATGTTTTTGTTTTGGCCCTCAATTTGAATATCAGGTCTATCTATGCTTAAATTTTTATAAAGAACATCCATAAACTCTTTTATGCTATTTTCATAACCATTTGCCATTCTTTATAACCTCCTACCCTGTCCATATTCCATAATTTTTAATAATTTATCGGCGTATACTTCTATTGTGTATTCTGTTGAATCGACACTATCTATGTCGGTTGAACCATCATCTAGTCTTTCATCTAGGTGTCCCTCTTTTGAGTTCCATACACATGTTGCCATTGCATTATATGAAGCCATAGCCCATTCCATCCAATATAAACGATGTTGAGCTACGAGTCTTGTAATAAGTTTAATTCTGTCATTAATTTTGCTTTTAATTGCATTCTTAATTACAGCTCCTAAAACCTTACGTTTAGATAAATTAACAAAGCCATTTATTAGCGTTTGCTCTGCACTATCACATCGAACTTCAACACCACTAACACTATATTTTGATTTGACCATTCGTATAAATGCTTCAAATCTATCATTCAATTCTTGTGGATCAACTCCTGCAGCATCTATCTTTTTAGCTTCAAGTACAACAATATATTGCAGGTTTGGTCCATACCCTGTTGCAGTAAACGAATGTCTACTGCCGTTGCCACCAAAGTCAACACCACAGATAATAAATTGTATTTGTGGTATTTTTGTTAAAATTAATTCATTCTTGCCATTTGCTATTATCGGATAACATAATCCCTCTGCTTTCTTCCAAAGCCCTAGAATGTATCTATCGTAATATACAGTGCCCGCGTATTCATCACAAAGACCTTGAACATATTTCTTTGACAAGAACGGATTATCAAATATCGTATATTCTTGTAAATAAATGTCGATGTTTGAATGAATAAATTTATAGAAGAAATGTGTGTCACTTTCAGGGTTGCATGCACCATCAAAGCAAGAATACTCTAAACTCATTCTTGACTTTAACAATGCGAACGCTTCTTCATTCCATTCGGCGACCTCATCACCATAAGCGTATTTGAACTTACTACCTCTTAAACGAGATATTGCTGTCTTATTCATCATTCCGCATAAGTACACTATTTGATTTAAGATTTTTACATAAGTGTTTCCTGCTGCATCTTTATGAATTTGGCTTACTGCTCTTGGTAGATTCTTAGCTCTGAAATACTCTCTCATTGGGATGAGTACATTTCTTTCTATTGTTCCAAGTGATACACCTAAAATTGTAACTAATCCAGGCATATTGTGTCTTACTGCTATTCTAAACGGGATGACCTCTTGAAAGTCAACTGTAGTTTTTCCGCATTGAGTAGCACCTGACTTGATGTTCCATCTATGATCTTCTTTAGGGTTTAAGTGTAATGACTCTTTAATGTATTGTAATTGCTTTTTGCTATATTCAATTACTTCCATCATCTTCACTCATTTCTTCTTGTTCTTCTATTTGTTCTTCATCAACTTGTTTCTTTTGCTTGACTACGAACTCAATAGCAATGTTAGATAAATCTTCTTCAGTCTGCATCGACTGCTCTCTCAATTTTATTTCTCTTAAATCCATTAAGCTCTTGGCTGCTTTCATTTTCGTATCAGCCGTTACTTCTAATCCAAATCTATCAGGGATGACACCTAAAAGCATTGCAGTTAAATAACTTTCTAATTGCTCTGTTGTTATTGGTTCTATTTTTGCTAAATCTTTTAAGTACGCTTTAGGTACTTTAGGAAGCTTGCGGATATTTGTTCCAGTATAATGCTTAGACAAGATTTCTTTATCTTGTTTTATTTTTTCTTTTTGCTGCGATTTTTCTTTTTTGCCTGTTTTTTTGGGCTTCTTATCCGCGACCTTGCTCATAACTGCCTACCCCCTTTCTTTAAGAAAAGGATTCAAGTTCACTTAATAGATAATTTAAAATATCGAGTGGCCTACCATAGACCTCATCATCCTTAACCCTTTGTCTTTTTTTATTTATGTTTTCTTTGTGGTACTTAACAAGTTCAAATCTGCAGCTTAGAGTATGATCTCTTTGGTTGTAGTAATCTATTGTTATTAAATCGTATTTGTACTTAGATTGTTTTACTTGAACTGCTAGTAATACATCTTTAATGTCTTTTATTAATCCCAAGTTTTATTACACCACCTATTCCCTATCTTCTCTATGTTTCTTCCCCTTTCCCTTAAAAAGAGCAAAGAAAAAAGCAACCATTTTTATTAAACGATTGCTTCTTGCGAATGAAAAACTTTCATTATTGGGGGAATGTATGGATATAACTTGTCTTGTTATTTTCCACACTATCATTTTAACATATAAAAATACTTGCAAAACTATGCAATTTTATTTTTTTCTTTATTTTCAGTTTTTAATTAATTTTGTTAACTCTCTTATTCCTCGCCATCTTGCGTTGTCTATTGTGTTAACTGCGTAAAATAAGGCTTTTGATATTTCGATGTTTGACATGCAGTCGATGTAAGTCATTTTTAAAATTATTTGATACTCTTCTTTAGAAATTAATCCTATAAAGTCTGATATAAGGTTGTTGTTATCTTCTAGGGATTTTTCAATTTCCAATGTTTTTAATACAAGGGTTTGCAACTCTTCTTTCATCGTGGCTCTTTTCATGTACTTTATTTCAGTCGTGTTAGCTTGTAAGCCTGTGTTTGGTCCTGTAAATTCTCTATCGTATGAATCACCAACCACAAATGATGCTTCTAAATCTTTTATATCTTCTTTTAAACGTTCTCTTTTAATTCTTAAATACTTTACTTGTAAATTACTACTCTTAATACTTTGTAATAACTCTTTTATATATTTTCTACTACTATTATGTAATTCTTCTTCTGTAATACTGAATTTCTTATATATATATACTCTTACTCTTTCTATAAGTGTAGTATTATTGCTTTTATTTTTCATCATCGTTATCCTTGTCTTTCATATTCATTGCGCCTATTGCAAATAAAATTATAACAACATTCATAAAGCTACAAATTGTTCCGAATATCATAAAGTCGTGTTCGCTTTTAAAAAATAATGCTATTCCAAATCCTAGTAAAATTGATGATCCTATAATCATCCATAAACCTGTGAATTTACTTTTCATTCTTTCTTCCTTTCTTCTAGTACCTGTACTAGCTTATTAAACATTGGATTATCATCTAGGTCATATAGTGCCTCCTTTTCATCCTTAAACCTAATGAGGCTTTGTTCTTTATCTTTCCACTTTCCAAACTTGCCTTTAAAATGCTCAACCTCAAGATTGGATAGGATAAAATTTAATAACTCTATCTTTTCATCTTCCATTAGCTTTTTATTTCTTCCTCCAGGATGGTCTTTTTTATTACTTCATATCTTCTGTGAACTATCTTTGTTTTATAATCTGATATGTTGATTGGTTCATTACCTTTCCAAAGATTCCATCCACTTCTTTGATACCATTTTTTGCTCACATCTTCTTTGTAGCGTTTTATTTGTTCTTTAACCTTTTCAAGTTTAGTGTAAGAACAATATTTTACCCATCTGTCTACATTTGGTTTATATACATATAATGTGTATTCTTCTACGATTTTACTCATCCCAACATCTCCTTTAACACTTTCTTTCTTACCTCGATTGTTTTTTCACCATTCAAGATTTTACACATCCATTGTGGTTGAATTGAAATTAAGATAGCATCCTCTTGTAAAACTCTCTTAACTCTCATCATATTCTGTGGTGCTTTCTCAACAGGTCTACACCATTCACCATTCATCATTATCTCATCAGTAAATATTTTGTTGATGTCTTTATATGGTCTTTTAGTAAAATAATCGCTTAATTCCTTTGGTTCATCAAATATAGTTAAGTTCTTAATGTGGATGGCATAACCTACTGTTTCAAGATTTTGTAAATCATCTTCTTTGTTCCAATTAGGTTTTAAGTATTTTTCTAATTCAAAATAACCAACACAACTTTTGTTTATTAGTTTTTCGGTATCAAGTGTATTTGTAAATAAAGTGCAATCATAATTTACTTTCTTTATTTCCTCAACCTCAAAATCACATTCGGCTACGATTTTGCCGTTTAAACTTTCAAAGTTTTCAGTTATTGCACCATATAGATAAAATGAGTTGCCATAATGTTCATCACTAACTAATCTGTCATATTTATTTTTTGACTTTGTGCAATATAATAATAGTTTCATTCTTCTACCTCTATACATATTCTATCGCTATCAAAATCGGTTTTTCCCTCTGCTAATGCACTAAATATATATTTTAAGTATATAAAAAAACAATACAACGATTTTTATTTATCTAACACACAACCCTATATTTATTTTTTTATATATTAATATAAATATATATTTTTTTTTTTTTTTT